GGGACATGAAACTCGTGATTGAGGAACTGAAGGATTTATCGGCGCCCATGGTGGACCTGACAGGGTTCTCAAGCGACCTGATCATTGAAAACTCGGAGAAGAACGACCAAGTACCCGAGGAGCCGAAAGTTGTGCGCAGCAAGGAGGGAGATCTGTATGTTCTCGGTAGTGACCCTCCTTACAATGTCGACTACGAGGGAAAGACGAAAGACGCACTCAAAATACAAAACGACAAGAAGAGCGACGGAGACTTCCGGCAATTCCTAAGGGATGCGTTCGCTGGAGTTGACGCACATCTTAAGGGGGGGGGGCGTCTTCTATGTTTGGCATGCAGATTTGGAAGGATACAATTTTCGAGGGGCATGTAAAGACGTTGGATGGACTGTGCGCCAATGCCTCATTTGGAATAAAAATTGCATGGTCATGGGGCGTCAGGATTACCACTGGAAGCACGAACCATGCTTGTACGGATGGAAGGATGGAGCAGGGCATCTTTGGAATACGGATCGCAAGCAGACAACAATACTCAATTTCGATCGGCCATCGCGGAGTGAACAACACCCGACAATGAAGCCAGTCGAGTTGCTCGCGTATCAGATCACGAACAACACAAAGGGAGAGGACATCATCCTCGATAACTTCCTCGGGAGCGGATCAACGCTTATCGCAGCGGAGAAGCTCGGGAGGATATGCTATGGATTGGAACTGGACCCGAAGTATGTGGATGTAATCGTTCAGCGGTATGTGGATTATGTAAACGACGGACAGGTAATAAAAAACGGCGAGACTGAGCTATGGCAACCCAAGAACAAGTAAAAAAGCCGAAAGGCAAACACAGCCTCCCGATGGATAGGGAGGGAAGGCAGACGGGTAAGGAAACCCTGTATGCGTATACGATAACGGATAAAGCATTCAGGGAATTAAAGGTGCTCAATTCTGCAAATGCGTGGTGGATTGACAGGGCAAAAGTTGAGGCGCTTATTACCGCATACAAAATCGACGCGAATAATGACGAGGCTTGTTTTTATGCTGGGATAACATTGGACCAGCTCAAGTATTTTCGCGAATTGCACCCTGAGTTTTCCGCCATAAAACACGCTTGTCGTCAACACCTCGGAATTACGGCAAAAGCAAAGTTTGCAAAGGATGTCGAGAATAATATAGACGGAGCGGCACTCACTTACCTGAAGATGAAGCGAAAGGATGAGGGATACACAACGAGGACCGATGTAACGAGTGGCGGAGAGAAGATTGTCCAACCTAATGCGATTGCCTTTGTAGATTTTGCCATCGAAGAAAAACAAGAAGAACATGCAGACGAGCCAATTGGTCAACAATAAATACCGGGATGTATTCCTGAAGAAGCCACGCTATATCATCCTGATGGGCGGTCGCGCAGCAGGACGTTCTACTGTGGCGAGCCAGTTCGCTCTTGCAAAGCTAAGGGCGCCCGAGTATTTTCGATGCGCGATCATGCGCCTTGTTCTCGGGGATATCCGCAACAGTATCTATCAGGACATCTATGACCGCATAGAGGAACACGGCCTCGAAGAATCTATCAGCGTGAAGGAGCATCTACTCACATTCGAGTACGGGAACAACAAAATAAACGGCATCGGTTTTCGGAAGTCGAGTGGTGATCAAAAATCAAAGCTCAAGTCGCTCGCAAACTATAACTGCGTCATCATCGAAGAAGCAGACGAAATCAATGAGGAGGACTTCATGCAGTTGGATGACTCACTCCGCACCATGAAGTCGGACATCACGATTATGATGATGTTAAATCCTCCGCATAAGAATCATTGGATCATAAAGCGGTGGTTTAATCTTGTGGAGTCAGATAGAGAAGGATTCTACCGGCCCGAGCTGAAGCAGTCATACACCGATACGCTATTCATCCATTCAACCTTCAGGGACAATGTCAGGAACCTGAACGAAACAACGATTTCGAACTTCGAAAACTACAAGGATATTCGGCCAGACCATTATTACAACATGATCGAAGGGCTGGTGAGTGAAGGATCGCGCGGTCGTATCTTTAAAAACTGGACGCCAACAACAACCGCGGTATACGAGCAACTCCCCTTTCAGGAAATATACGGATTGGATTTCGGCTTTACGAACGACCCTGCCGCGCTGATAGGCATCAAACAGCACAACGACAAAGTGTGGCTCAGGGAGATGATCTACGAAACAGGATTGCTTAATAAACAACTGTCAAAGCGAATGGAGGAGCTGGGAATACCAAAGAGCGCGATCATCTATGCCGATAGTTCGGAACCGAAGTCAATCGAGGAGTTGAGAGGGTACGGTTGGGATGTTCGGCCAGCAGACAAGGGGCCTGATAGCGTAACCGCCGGCATCAATATGCTTCTCGAAAAGGAGGTATTCTACACCGAGGATAGCGAGAACATTGCGACTGAAGTACAGGAGTACAAATGGGCCATGGATCGGAACAAGGAGCCGACAAACGACCCGGTCGATAAGTTCAACCACGCGATGGACGGCACCCGGTATGGAATATGGACACACTCCCGTCAGATGTTTGTTGGTTTTGTATAAAAGTGCTATAATGAAATCACATAGAGAATAAACCATGTCTCAAAAAACATTTAAGAAAATCCGCAAGGAAGCGCGCCGGCAGGTCGACCATAATTTCGGTACCGGTATGCAGGCTCTTGCGAAGCTTGTGCGAAAGCGTCCGAAGTATATTCCGCGGTTCGTATGGATCATTATATACGCTCCGCTGTTCAAGTTCCGTTATTTAAAAGCAGTGTATAAAAGCATATAACCTATGGAGCCACAAAAGCACAACACCATCAACAGTATTCCGCAGCGCGAAGCGGAAACGAAGGAGGAGCGACTGCTTCTCGGACTGCTACATCAAGAGGCTGAGCGTGTACAATTCGGGAAGGTAACGATCGAGTTCGGCATACGGAATGGAAAGATTGATCGGCTGACCGTTACTGAAGAAAGCAGGGTCATAAATATCGGCATGAGGGATTGATGTCGGAGTACTTGACCTTATTCACAATAACTGCGAAAATATAAGTGATATATCCCTACGGAAGTACCGACGGATGCAAAATAAAGCATCTACTATGGACTTCCGTAATTTTTTTAAATCAATAGGGGATCAGGTACGAGCTAAGAAATATGTCGGCATCATTCATGGGAACCTGCCGATTGGTTCTACAAAGTGGGGATCATCTGATTTTTTGAACGCGCTCGACGCGTCGCTTTATGTTAACAGGGCCATTGCAAAGCGCGCCGACAAGGTTGGAGAGATTGAGTTTCTTTTGCAGGACGCAAAGGGGAAGAAAATCGAGAACGATCCGTTACTGAGCCTGCTTTATAAGCCGAACAAGGTATTCACTGGGCGACAGTTTTGGTCCCTGTATCAGAAGTATTACGACGCGGTCGGCGAGGCATACATTCTCATCGAAAGTTCTCGGGAGATTTTCGACGCAAAGAAAGTAAGCGCAATGCACCTGCTCAATCCGACGATGGTGGAACCGAAGTTTGACGCAGATGGCGCGCCGACTGGATATACATACAAGACAAACTCGGGAGAGATAACATACAGGCCTGAGCAGATCATCTACATCCACAACCCTGATCCGAAGCATCCGCTACGAGGTCAATCTTTGCTCAAAGCTGGTGTAACAGCAATTCAGACCGAAACACAGATTGGCGCATATCATAGCCGTATCCTTGAGAACGGCGGAAAGGTAGAGGGCGTGTTTACATTCAAGACCCCTTCGCTTACCGAACAACAGCTCGAAAATCTCAAGAGCCAGTATCAGAAAGAATACGGCGCAGCAAAGAAGGCAGGCTTGCCACTATTTTTGGGTGGTGATGCACAGTATATCAAGACGGGCATGTCCCCTGATGAGCTTTCATTCCTTGACGCGAAAAAGATGACGCTCGAGGATATCTGCATCCTTACTGGCGTACCAAAGAGCATGCTTGCCTCAACGTCCGAGGTAAAGTTTGACAATGCCGACGCTGACCGTTCCATATTCCTAAGGGAAACAATCAAACCATTACTCGTTACATTGACGACCGCGCTTGACGAGTTCCTATTCCCTGACGGAAAGAACCTGACATTCGTTGACCCAACACCGGAGAACATCGACCAAAAGCTGAAGGAGACAGAGTCGGGTATCAAGAATTATTACATGACAATCAACGAGGCGCGCGAAAGGCATGGCCTCGACCCGATTGACGGAGCAGATGATATCATGGTCCCCTTCTCTGTAATGCCACTCGGAGACGGACCGGAAGACCTGAACGATAAGCAAAAGTCAATCCTCAAATCTTTGCGTTTAAAAGACGAGACCCCTTCTCATCCACTAAAGGATTACGATATGCGCAGGATGTACTGGGGAGTGCAGATCAAACGGATGGATGCCCGTGAGAAAGGGTTTAAATCAGCACTCGATAAATACTTCGAAGACCAGCGCGACCGAATGGTAGAACAACTGCAACCGGCGAATACGCGGACATTCAGAAAGAAGGGGCTGATTGATGATCTATTCCATATCGATGTCGAAGTGAAAATCGGCAAGACCGTATTCATTCCGCTGATGGTTGATTTGCTCAAGCAGGCAGGTATAGACGCGATGGAGTTTGCAGGAAGCGAAGGAGCATTCAATATGGGATCTGATATTCAGAACTGGATCGGCGACCGTGCCGATATCTTCCTGAGGAGCATAAACGAGACGACGCTTGATAAGCTCAAGGGAGAGTTCGCCGCAAGTATAGCGGCCGAGGAAGGACGCGAGGCGCTTATCAATCGCATTCAGGATACCTACGGAGGCATCAAGAAGGCGCGAGGCGCGCTGATAGCGCGGACTGAGGTGCATAACGCGACCCAGTTCGGAACGATGCAAGGGTATAAGCAGGCAGGGCTAAACACGAAGATATGGGTTGCGGTGGTAGACGGTTCCACGAGAGAAAGCCACGCCGGAGTCGACGGCGAGGAACGTCCGATAGACAGACCATTTTCAAACGGACTAATGTTCCCGGGAGATCCGAGAGGGTCGGCCGAGGAAGTCATAAATTGCCGGTGCGTTATCTAAATAAAACAATGAAAATCAAACAAGGAGAAAAATCATATATTCAGATGCCGGTCGAGATAAAGTCTGTCAACAAGGATATGGGAACCCTTGATGCCATATTCTCGACTCAGGACGTCGATCGCCATGGCGATGTAGTTATGCAGGAAGGGTGGGACCTCAAGCATTTCAAAAAGAACCCAGTCATTCTAAACAGCCACAATTACGGCGATGCTACCGAAGTTATCGGAAAGGCGTCGAACGTGAAGATTGAGGATGGCAAGTTGGTCGGCAAGATCACGTTTGCCGTGGCCGAGAACCCGAAGGCAAAGGTTATATTCGACCTATACGCTGGAGGATTTCTCAGCGCGTTCTCGGTCGGCTTTATTCCAAAGAAGTTCAAGGAGAATAAGGACGGCTCGAAAGACTGGTGGACCATCGAGGAGGCGGAACTGCTCGAGGTGTCTGCCGTATCGGTCCCTGCGAATGCACGCGCGCTCGCAAAGGCGAAGGGAATCGATGTAGACGAATTACCACAACACGAAGATGACGAATCAACCGAACCGGGAACCGAACAGGACGAACCCGAGGGAGACGATGACGAACTTTCAGAAGGCGACGAAGTACCGGAGGCTGATGAAGAAAAGCCTGCCGACAACAGCGACGATAGTGAAGGCGAACCAGCTGAGAGTGATGAGGAAGCCGAAGAGCATCCCGGAGATGCAGGAGATCAACAAGATGTTTCCCCTGAAGAAGAAGTGAAGCCGATAGTAGCATCGTATAAGCATCAGGTTGCAAGCGCACTCCAACGTATAAACGATCAGGAACGCGCGCGCCTGAAGAAGGTTGCCGAGATTGTGGACAACCTGTTGACAGCCGATAAGCCAGCAATGGAGCAGATTCGCAAACGGAAGGTCAATCAGGCAATCCGTATGTTGATGAAATCGAAATGAGTATTTTAAAGGGATGATATGCGCTAAACCATGACAAGGTCGAACACCCCTCAAGGCGCAGGGCATCAATGTTTCTAAGTAAAAATCTAACGAAAACAAACACACACATGTTTACAACATTGAAAAAGATGAAGGCACTCATCGCGCAGGGCTTTGCCACTGCCGAGGAAAAAGCGCTCATCGCAAAGGAGGTCGGCGAAATGAAGCCGGCAGATCAGGCAGCAATCGCGGAGGAGACCGAGAAGGTCGCAGAACTCCCGGATGCTCCTGAGAAGAAGGAGGGAGAGGAAGGAGAAGAAGAGCAGATCGAAAAGGGTATCAAAGCCTTGTTCGCTCGGGAAGCTCAGAGTATCAAGAACGAGGTCAAGACCTATCTTGATGAACAGCGTTTGCTCATTGAGCAGAAAGCTGGTGTATATCATCCTGATATCAGCGTAAAGCGAAAGGAATTATCCGGTCGCGTGCGCGATATCACAAAGGCGTTGCTTTCCGGCAATGATGTATTGCTCAAGGAAATGACGACCGATGCATCCGGTTCTCCGTATGCAGGATATACGGTCGACACTGAGTTGTCGGCTGAAATCCGTCACTTGATCACAGAATATGGTGTCGCTCGCCGAGAGATGATGTCCATTCCGTTGACCAAGGGTTCATACAAAGCGAACAACCTCGCAACTGATGTTACTGTCTACTGGGTAGATGAAGGCGCGGTTGTCGGTTCTACGCAGGCAGTCATTGGACAAGAGGAATTGACCCTCAAGAAGTTGGGAGCCATCGTAACATTGACTTCTGAATTGCTCGAAGATACTGAAATCGATTTGATCTCATTTATCGCATCTCGAGTAGCAGAAGGATTTGCTCGCGCTGAGGACCTTGCGTTCTTCAAGGGAGACGGAACTTCGACCTATGGTTCATTTACCGGATTGCTTGTAGCGTCCGATGTGAATGAAGTTACATTGACCGGAACCACGTTTGCCTCGATGACCGCAGACGACTTGCTCGACATGATCGACGAAACACCGGCAGGAGCACTTGCAAATGCAAAGTTCTTCTACCACCGCACGATCAAGAGCATCATCCGCAAGTTAAAGGATGACCAGAATGCATACATCTATCAGGCGCCGTCAGTAAGCGGACCGGCTACCGTATGGGGTTACCCTGAGGTACTCGTCGAAGCTATGCCGACTGCATCTGATACTGCCGCCGATACTTCGTTCGTATTGTTCGGAGATTTGCGCAAGGCATGTATTCAGGGCTTCAAGGCTTCAGGATTGAAAGTTTCTCGTCATAACTCGGGTGTTGTAAGGAATGTCGCAAACAATGCAGACATCAACCTCATCACAACCGATCGAGAAGCGATCCGATGGACCGAGCGCACCGGATATATCCGCATTGTGCCAACAGCAGTTACCAAGCTTACCACCGCCGCGGCTTCAGCCTGAGCGAGCTGATACGCATGATAGCGTATCCACCCTGCCCCGATGTATTTCGGGGTTGGGATGGGTATGATATACGACCATGATATTCAAAGAACAGAAAATTGAACTGGAAGGCGAAATGGGAATGGTCCCCGGATATTCCTACGATGTGGATGATGTTTTCGGCGAAATGCATATCGAATCGACCGAAAAGATCGAACCGGACATTTTGGACGAGATAGTAGTCGTCCTGTTACGCCAAAATATCGCAGCACAGACCGTCCGTGGCACGATAAAGCACAAAGATGGAGTCATAGCCTACTCGTTCAAGAAACGGCCCGTGTGGAGCGATGACGACGAAAAAGAACCATGCGAAAGTACACCTACATCAACAACCGAACAGGACACCGTATCTATTCGGACCATCCTGTTGAACGTCCCGATTATTCGCTGGATTGCGAGGTTCGTGGTAGCGTTCCTCGAGGGATGGAAAAAGGCAGGAAAATAAAAAAGGATAGATATGACAGAAATAACCTGCAACCAAACCCCATATCAGAAAGAGGATAGCCCGTACTCCAAGAAAGAAGATGTACTTGGAGCAAAAAAAGACCGATACGGCGCTAAAAAGGATATATTCGGTCCAAGTAAGGCTCTCTGTGGGGGTAAAATCGGTCCGTATGGGGCTGTGCTGGCTCCATTTGCTAAAAAGGATGTTGTACTCGGGTCTGCAATAAAACCATACTCAGAGCGCGATGTATACGGTCAACAGAAAACAATATCGGGGATAAAATACTTCTGTCCGGTATTATTACAGGAAAATAGCAGAACGTTATTACAGGAAAATGGAGGCATGATATTACTATGAGTACATCAAAGAAAGTAACCCAGCTGACAGAATTGGAAGCCGCGGCGCAAGGAGATTTGTTGCCTATTGTTGATGTCTCTGAAGGCGAAACAAAAAAAATAACGAAAGCCAACCTTCTTAAGGAAGTACAGGAAGATATTGATGACACAGAATCATTGGCAATCGCGTATGCAATCGCACTATGAAACTACAAGTCAAAAATTACTCGTTTAATAAAACAACGAAAGAGGTAACTTTTTCTGATTACGAAACCATTGACTTGGATGGCGTGCTTTTAATTACGAATGTAACGAGCAATGCCATAATCTACAACTTCGCAAAAAGTGGCGGAGTAGTATCGGGCAACGTTTTGACACTCGACTATGACACCTCGGAAATGGCGGACACTGATGATTTGCAGATATTCTACGATGATCCAGCATTTAACCCTGCAACCGCTGAAAAACAGCTACCGAATAATCATGGGGTAACAGTGATAAACTTCCCGGGGACGCAGCCGATATCAGGAACAGTCACGATCGCAAATCCAACTGCTAATCCGGAGACAGGATTAGCCACCGAAGACACCCTCCAAAAAGCTGCAGACAAAATCCCAACCTACGATCTCTACATTTCCTATAACGAAGACGGAACGGTAAATCAAAAGATTTGGAAAGAGGAAGGAACTGAGACTGTTGTCAAGACGCTCACCTACAACTATTCTGGTGGTAACTTAATTTCAAAAATATTATCATGACCTACAAAGCAAAATTAAAACAAATATCAAGCGTAGATGCAGGAGGTTTCGTAGATGTGTGGTTCGAGGTTTTGATTGACGGAGAAAATCTTTATCCGAACATGCACATTCTTTGCAAGCCAGAAGAAGTGGAAGCAACAATGGAGCAAGCCACAAGAGCCTTAAAAGAACAAAGAGAAACCGCAGAACTAATCCCTGACGACCTCGAAATAACTATATGAAAGCAGCCATACAATCAGGCTTATGGAGCAGTGCCGCCACATGGGGAACTATTACAAACACCCCTACTTTGCACGCAACTACAAATATCATAATCACTAACACCGATAAATTTACGGATGTTTTTACAGCCCCCTCAACTTCTGATTTTTGTAAGGGTGTCATCTTCTACTGCGTTGACGATGGTGTAGCGGATTGGACTGCTACATTACAAGAATATAACGGCTCAACATGGAGCGACGTAGCTTCGGCGAGTATTACAGCAGCAAACCGTACCGACAACTTTTATGTCAGATTCTCGCTCGCTACTCCTTATCAATTCACCACTACTTCTGCAGGTTATTATCGTTGGAAATTAAGGACCGCTACTGTATCTGCTGGAGACGCTGCGGCTGATTCAGGCGGAACGCTAATAGGATTTTTTAATATCGACAGCCGAACAGGCGTCCCTGGAGCTGAAGGCGTCTTTGTTATTGGAGAAAACAACACTACTCCGATAGTGGTTACGGGTGACGGAACTCAATCCGTCGGAGCTGGAGTGAGAACTAACGTAGCGGTTATAGTCGCTACTAGAAACTTTGCTTCTAATGCTATTTATGTGGGTCATGGTGGGATAATTGACGCTGACACAGCCTCACCTGTTGACTTTACGATTGACGGAGATGTTGCTGTTGGCAAAAATGGTGCTTTCTTTGATGACGTTACGCCTTACACTAATAATATAACAATCAAATTCGTCGAAGATACTGGTGGTGATTTTGGGCTTAGAGTTTTCCTTGGTGGGAAATGCAGACCGCATGGTACGGTTGTAGAAGCTAATTTGAAAGCCAAACTTATTTCAGGTGTAGGAACTACTGCTGACCCCTTGATTTTAGATAGAGCAGTTGACTGGCCAGTAGGAACAGAGCTTGCTATCACAGCAACTAGCGACAACTCTACCAATTACAATGAGGTGGAAAAACGCTTTGTCATTACAAAAAACTCCTCAACTTCTTATGTTCTTTCGGCTACTTCGGGCGGAGCAGAAGCAGCTTTTACTTATACTCACAATACGAACGCTTGGATATTGAATGTAACTAGAAACATTATCTTCACCACCACCCATGCAACGAACGGTTGGTATGCTTACAATCAATCTACTGTGGCTGGAGACTTCAATTTAGTCGGAGTTCGGTGCGAAAAAACAGGAGCAAACCCAGGGCTTGGAGACAAGGAGGGAATAAAATCAGAAGCAGATACTCAATTTTTAGGATTTGATAACAGTGTTATCTACAACCATCAAAACTACGGAGTGCTGCTTTCAGCGTTGAAAGACCCAATGACGTTTAATAATGTTTTTTGTGTCTTTGGAAACTCCACTCTCAGCGGTTATGCTTTTAGCTTTCAAGTTTCTGCTAATAATAAAATCTTGAACGATTGTTTTTTCGTAGGCAATCAACGCTATGGATTAAACGCTTCTTCTTACAATCTTGAAATAAACCGTTGCGTCTCAAATGCCAATGGTGCGTCAAGTGCCTCTACTGTCGGAGGCGTAGCAATGACCTCAACCGCTGGAAACATTACATTTAATGACTGTGAGATAAACTGCAACCGTCAGCAAGGTTTGTATGTTAGTGCTGCTCAAAATATTGTCTTCAATAATTGTTCGGTTGGTTCAAGGGGTAATAATGAAATAGATATGGAGTTACTTCCCGACGTAGTAGATACTATGTACTTCAACAATTGTGGATTTGGAAACAATATACTAGGAACGGCTTATCTCTTGTTGACCGCTGGTTCTAAGATAGCTTTCCATAACATCAACAACGTAGCAGGAGCACATTTTGTCTACACCCCAGAAGGTGTTTATCAGTCTACAGGAGCAGGGTTGACCGACACCAACGTAAGAACAGCAGGTACTAAAAATCTAAGACTAGCTCCAGCCAATACTACCGGGATAAGCTGGTCGTTTAAAGTTTTGGCAAGACCAGGGCAGGCTCTTTCCGTACCAGTCTTTATCAAGAAAAACACTGCCTTTTCAACTGATGAAGTGACTGTAACCTTGCAACTCCCTGGAGAGTCTACCGCTATCGACACGCAGACCGCTACCAATGATTTAGAGACTTATAAGTCAATCACGGTTACAGGCGAATACACAGGTACGGAATACGCCTTGGCAACAGTTACCATTACCGCCAAGAGTGCAACCGCAGGAGCTTACATCTATATTGCAGACATCATGAATGGCACAAATGACATCACGAACATGAATACGTTTGACAACGCACTGCCTTTGGAAATTATGCCTGAACAAGTTGGGGACTCCGTGGCTATTGCTAACGCAGTTGTAGCGGCAATGGATTCAGATTCAGTAAAACTGAAATCTATATCGGGAGAGGTAATATAAGTTGTCAATCACCACTAAAAGACTTATAATAAATATATGACTCCAAAAGGATACACCACAAAAACAGCAATAGAGAACTATATATTGCAGGAAATAGATGAGGTATTTGATGGCCAACTTAATGATTGGATTGTAAGTGTTGAGAAGATCATCGACAACATTACTCAGCGCAATTTCGTCGCTGATGAAACCGCATCGGCCCGGCTTTACGATGGAGACGGTACGAATGAGCTCCTTATAGACGAATGCATAGCAATTACGAAGGTCGAAGTCGGCCTCGACGGATATGGATCATCATTTCAGGAAGTTATAGCGACCGGCGCCGACCGGTATTTCCTGTACCCGTTGAACTTCGCGGCAAAGGGATTCCCAGCATCGAGCATCGTGCTCAATGCACGCTCGTTTCCCGAGGGCATGCAAAACAACCGCATCACAGCAAAATGGGGATATAGCGCAACGGCCCCTGCCGATATTCAGTTCGCGGCGACCGTGTTTGTTGCCGGAATACTAAATCAAAGCCGATCAGGCGGAGAACAGATCAAGACCGAGAGTATCGGCAACTATTCCGTGACCTACAATTCGGATAATGGGAACGATTCATGGGGGGATTTTCAAAGCGCACAGAACATATTGCAGGCCTATAAGCGCATACTGATATGAGCATCGACCGATTTTTTACCACAACCTTTGCCGTGACCCGTATGTCATGGAGCAATGAAAGCGCCGCCGAGGTTTCGGCTGGTTCGGTTTTGGGGCATATCCAGCAGGCGAGTCCCGATTTCATAGAACATATAGCGGAGGCGTGGGGCAAGACCTTCCTCGGATGGGTCGATGAGGACGCAAATATACAGCCCGGGGATACCATTACGATCGCTTCAGGCGATTATGCTGGTACTTATTCCGTGAAAAATACGCAGATCAACGCAACTGGCCTCAATCAGCACAAAGAACTCACATTGATAAAAGATTAGTGTTTATGCGGTCTTTCACTCTCCCCTACTCTCACTCTCCATCGCTTTTTTCCGGAGGAGTGGTAAAAATGGTATAGTCATTTTCGGAGGAGTGGGCAGGGGAGTATCTTGAACACTTTTAGAACACTATGTCTAACGTCGAATGGAAAGGATTGAGAGAACTAAATGCGGCAATCAAGCGCAACCCTCAGGTAGTACTGGATGAGGGGCGATTATTCCTGACCCGGGGCCTTGCCTTGTATAAGAGCGGTATTGTAAATGCGCCGTGGCGAATAGGCGGACGAGGCGGAGGCGCCCCAGTATCGAATGATCCACGGTATAAACGGAAGGCACAGCGCCAGCGTTCTGGGAACCTCAGGGATACGCATATTACGGAAATCGATGGGCTTGTCGGCCGAATTGGACCGAACATGGTCACTGCTCCCTATGCAAAATACGTCCATGATGGGACGCGCAGGATGCAGGGAAGGCCATGGCTCGATTTCGTGAAGTATCAAAAGGAGGGCGCAATCGAGGCTTTGTATCTGAAAATGTTGGACAACATAACGGCCGATATGGCAAAATAAAAATATGTACGAACAACTGGTTATAAAAATTAAAGCGACACTCGCGGAAGTAACGCAGGTTAAGGATGTATTCTCTGTCCCGAAAACGAAGCTGACGAAGTTCCCTTGCGTATTCTTCAAGCCTTCCGGGTTTACCAATACCTTTGAAACTCAGAACGAGAACATGGCGACATATCGGTTTATGATGATCGTGATGGTCGGCACGGCACAGACAACGGAAGCACAGGCGTTTGATGTGATACTTCCTCGGACGGTCGATGCGATTATTGCGAAGTTTAACGCCGATTGGAATCAGGGAACGATTGACGGCCATCGGGTATGGGTCAAGATAGACAGCGCGGACGCATGGGAGTTATCGCAGGAGGAGGATGGGCTGGTTGCGTATGCGCCGCTGAATGTTGAAATCAAACTTCTAACGAGCGCATAATGCTTGTTGACTTCCGAGTAATCTGATATACTGATATTGAAAAGTCCTTGCGGAAGTACCGAGGGGCATGTGCATTGTCCATGCGCGTGTCCCCTTTTTTATTCAAATGAAGAAAACAGGTAAAAATATAGCGTGCGATGCTTGTGGAGAAGAAAAGTATTTTTCCGGATGGTATATACGATCGCAAACGGAAAAAGGGCAAGAAAGATTTTTTTGTAGCAAAGTATGTTACCACGGCGCAATAACAGGAAGAAGACTCACTGACCTGCATAAGCAAAAGATAGGATTAGGGAATAAAGGGAAATTAAAAACAGGAGGTCGATATCTTACGGGATCTGGCTATGTGATGATATATGCACCATTGCATCAACTATGTACTAAAGACGGATATGTCAGGGAACATAGATTGATTATGGAGGCATCATTGAATCGCATTCTTGGGAAAAAGGAAATCATACATCACATCAACGGGATAAAGGATGATAATCGGATAGAGAATCTTGAACTGTTTGATTGCCATAGTAGTCACATGGCAATCCATAAAAATGCATTAAAAATTAAAATTATCTAATAAAATGGAACTAATTGGGCGCGAAATTGAATTTGGCGTTGCCACTGAGGCAAGCCGAGGATCCGCGGAAACAACTGCGGATAAATGGATGAGAAAGGTCACTGCGAATGTGATCGAAAAAGCCGTTCACGCGATCGATGAAACGACACGCGGACGCTTCGAGGATGGCGAAGGTCGCCGGGTAGTACAGAAGCATGTCGAAGGAGAAGTCGAAGGCATATTGCATGCCGATGTTTTGGGATGGCTCTTGTCGAATATCTATGGAGTCGTTGTAACCACAACCGTAACCGGCTCTGTAAAGTCGCACGCATTTTCGCTGGGACAGAATATCCAGCACCCGAGCCTTACGCTTTTTGCGAAGGACGGATCGGTACAACAGCAGACATTCTCGAATGCGATGATCAACACGCTCGAGATAACCGCCGCGCTTGATGACTATGTGCGCTTCAATGCTTCATTTATCGCTTCGGTTGCCGCTTCAAACGCAGACGCGCCGAGCTATGATACCGAATACGACTTCATCGCGAAGGACATCACGGTAAAGATTGCCGATACTGAAGCAGGGCTTGCAGGAGCAACCGCACTCAAGATAAAGGACCTCAGCGTCCGATGGGATCAAGGATTGCTCACGGATCATGTCGTCGGTTCCTATACGCCGGATGACATCTACAATGCGCGCATGATGATCGACGGAAGCTTCACTCTGAACTTCGCCGATGAGACCTTCAAGGATCTATATCTCGGAGATGCCGCAAAGTATATGAGCCTCACGATCGAAGGAGATGCAGACCTCGGCTCAGGAAACAAGCCGACAATCACAGTAATTCTAAATAAGGTGCAACTGATGGATTGGGGCCGATCAGGTGGAGCGAACGAACTCGTTGTTGAAACTGTCGGATTCCGTGCATTCTACAATGCAACGGATAGCGAACAGTCTACTACGACCATCAAGAACCTGACCGCCTCGTATACGAACGTGCCGTCGGCATAATCAAGATAAATAAATGCCCGGGCGGTCAAATGACTTCCCGGGCAAAACCATAAAACCATGCAAACAATAAAACTCTCAATAGGACAGGTGGAAGTAGCCGATACGATCACATGGGGAATGCAGGAACAGATCCGCTCGGCCATGCTGGGTGGATTGCGCGTATCAGGACTCGCAGCAAACGAAAAGCAAAACCTCGAATTGGATGCGTCAGTACTTGCAAGCGCGAAGTATAAGGCGCTCGAACTGTGCATCAAGAAGATCACATTGATAGACGGTACTGAGATTCCGTATTCAAAGGACTGGATGGATAATCTTTGCATCGAGGATGGCGATAAATTATTCGACGCCGTGAACGCAATCACGAATCCAAAAAAAAAATAATACTCGGCATACATCTTCGGCTCGAACTGGAAGGTAAAAAGCCATGGAGCGAGCCGGTAACGATGGAAGCACTATCGCACCGATACGGATGGACGCCGAATGAAATCAGGGATATGAACATCGAGGATGTGTATCAGTACATCGAAATAATCGCCGAGATAAATCGGCAGGAACGCATCAAACAAATGCGCAGTAAAAATAAGTAATCCATGGATCAGCGCCAATTACAAATCGTTCTCAAATTGCAGGATGAGGCATCAAAGGAACTCAGGAAGATTTCCGGCGAGTTTGCTACCGCTGAAAAAAGCACCTCACGCTGGGGCGGCTCTTTGGAGTATGTTGCAAGCGCTGCAAAATACGCGGCGACCGCGCTTGGAACCGCTGCAATTGCTGGTGCTACATGGGGAATAAAGGTTGCCGCGGATCTACAAACGGCAGAGGTTGGTATGACTACCCTGCTCGGATCGGCCGAGAAGGCACGCACGACAATGAACCGGCTGAAGAAGGAGGCAGCAAGGACGCCTTTTGAACTTCCCGGGCTTTCTCAGGCAGTACAGTTGCTTACATCCGTTACAAAGGACGGCGACAAATCCATTGACATCATTCTCGACATCGGAGAAGGTCTTGCCGCTATGGGAAAAGGACAGGCGGAACTCGATCGTATCATTGTGAACCTTCAGCAAATCGCCGCGGTTGGAAAGGCTGCAACGATTGACATCAAGCAGTTTGCATTCGCAGGTATCCCTATTTATGAAATGCTCACGGAGGCAACGGGAAAGAGCGGAGACGCGCTCGCAGAGCTTGTGGATAGCGGAGGAGTAACATTCGAATTGCTCACGCAGATGTTTGATAAGGCGAACGATTCAGGTGGTCGGTTCTTTAATGCGTACGTGAACCAGTCAGGTACATTCAATCAAGCGATGTCGAACATGAAGGATAGTATCGGTATATTCCTTTCTGATATTGTGAAAAGCTCGGGCCTATTCGATGCTCTTACGGAATCAATGTCTCGGGCGTCTACTTGGTTGATGAATTACAAGGACAACATGGGAGAGTTATCGAACCAGCTCGGAACATTTCTCGAAAGTATCGAGGAGAATACAGGACTCGTTACGCTCCTGAAGGACGCATGGGCGAGTATCGTGTCGCTTTATAATGAGGAACTTCGACCGGCATTGACCGACCTATGGGATACATTACAGCCACTCAAGCCCTACCTCGAAGCACTCGCGCAAGTAATCGGATTCGTACTTGCCGTTGCTCTTTCAACGGTTGTCATTCTCATACAGGGATTTATAGAGGGACTGATAAAGGTGCTGACATGGCTCACGAAGCTCGCAGATTTCATTGCCAGCATATTCATTGACCGGCTCAATGGACTCCGAGATGCGTTCTCTACGGTTATAACATCGGTTGAGAAGCTGATCGAGCGGTTCAAGGAGGCATGGGAATGGGCAGGGAAGGTTGCATCAAAGACGGGAAGCTTCGCCGGCAATGCAATAACAGGAGCGCTCAATTTCCTACTCCCCGGACGCGCAACAGGCGGACCGGTAACAGGAGGGTCGCCGTATATGGTCGGCGAAAGAGGCCCCGAGGTATTCGTCCCACGATCAAGCGGAACAATCATACCCAATGGAGCAGGAGGCACTACGGTCAATGTTGTTGTGAATGGCGATGTTTCGGGAAATGAGCTTGTTTCTAAAGTTCAGGATGCAATTATGAACTCACTAAGAATGAACACAAGGTTCGCAATATAAAACTATGGCAGATAAAGAACTAATCGAATTACCAGCAGACGCAAGCCCAGCAGATACCGGCTTGCTTTATACTGTTACCACACCTGAGGCAACCCCTGTCGATAAGAAGATCACATGGGCGACCGTGAAGGCATTTTTAAAGACGTATTTCGACACGCTCTACGAGGAGTTAGGCCATGTGCATGATGTCTTTGTTTCGGCCGGAATTTATGTCAGCCCGACAATAACGGACAATATGGACGGCACGGTAACGCTGGGAGATGGCGAATATGTATTCTCGACTGACGCAGTTGGAACGCCTCCTTTTGTGAAGTTTTCGATCGTCGGAGATGATTATTCTTTCACTGATGGCGTAACAAATTACATCGTTGCAAACTATAACGGAGGCTCCCCGACTATCACGGTGGTTACTTCTACATCGACAATCGACAACACAAGTGTCATTCCGTTGCTGACTGTATTTCGAAGCGGAACACATCTTGATATTTTGGAATGGGACGCCGCAGGAAAGGGACTCGCAAACAAGCTGATGCGACGACTTGTTCTTACCGATCGGTTTTCATTGGAGCCGGGAGGCCTTGCGCTGGGAGAAGTAGCCACAAGAACCGTTACGGTAACCGCAGGGAACGTATGGAATGGGGCTCATCAGGCCGTCCTTGGGGCGTTTACGTCCGCAACCGATGAACTGGAGCTTTATGCCCATGTGGCAGGCGTATGGACGAAATCTGACATCACGCAATATGATAATACGCAGTATGATAACGGAACTGCTCTTGCAACTCTCACAGCAGGACGTTATGCGGTAAACTGGGTGTTCCGCGCAGTCAATTCGAACCAGCAGGAGTGCTATATCGTCCTCGGAACAGGGGATTATACGCTGGTGCAGGCCCAGCAATCTACCGTTCCGACTTCATTACCGGCCGAGATTACTTCATCGTCAATTCTTGTCGGCAGGATCATTGTGCAAAAAAGCGCCTCATCGGCAACCGAGATAGACTCTGCATTTACGCAGACATTCAATTTTTCTCCGTCAACGGATCACTCAGCGCTTTCGAACCTTTCTTTTGCAAACTCTGGGCATACTGGATTTGCGCCGGCCGCATCTCCTTCATTTACAGGAACAGCATCTTTCGAAGCAATCCAACTCGGAGAAGCATCACTCAAATTGGATGCATCATTATCAGCCGACGGAAAACATTCAGGCATTACAGAAGCAGGGACATCAGGCGAAACGCTCGTATTCGGCGACCTCGTATATCTCAAAGCAGCTGATAGCAAATGGTGGAAGACAGACGCTAACGCAGATGCAACCGCAGGTGCAGTTAAGATTGGTATCTGCGTACTTGCAGTTACAGGAAGCGGAGCGACGGAAATCTTGCTCTTTGGGAAAATCAGAGCAGACGCATTATTCCCAACTCTCACAGTCGGCGCACCCGTCTATATCTCAGAATCAGCTGGCGCGATTGTTGTTGCAAAGCCTACAACCGCAGGGGCAATCCAGCGGAAGATAGGATCAGCTGATACGGCCGATATATTGTTCTTCGACCCATCGAACGAGTACTCTGTAGCCGGAGCATCAGTGGCAGG